GTTTCACCATAGAAACTAAAATTAAAACCAATAGGGAACATAGCAGAGGTTTGGTCATCTCCACTACTAAGATTAGTTACTGAGGATTCGTTGCGTAAGTCTATTAGAGACTGATTAGATTCGTATATAAAATTAGAATAACAATAGCTACTAAGTAATAAAGTAAATGTTATTAATAATTTTTTCACTAGTCATTTTTAGAATGAAATTCTTTTTTGCAAGTGCGTTTGTATTTCTTTATACCTTTAATGTTTTTAGTCTTGGTGCATTGTTGTATAAAATCTTTTAAATCTTGCTGGTATGTTGGTCTTTCTGTTACATTAGTAGTCCAAGCAACTGTAGCTTCTTCACCTATCTTACCCATATAAGGACAAGGAGTACCTGCCATTCGCATTGCATCAAAAACTCTGGCATCTTGACAAAGAATAGCAACTGATGCAACTTTCATACCAGTATCATATAAGTATTTAGAAAGTTTTAATCTTTCACAGTTTTCATCTCTAACAGCTTTACCACCAGATAAACCAAACAGTTGTCCTTGAAATGCACCTGATACTCCAGTAGTGCAAAGGTCTTGAGAGTAAGACATTATACTTGGAGCTATTGCCGAAGCTGGAGGTGACTCTACTTCCTGACGAACAGTTTGCGTAGAAGTTGAATTATTGTTGTTAGTATTTGTTGAGTTATTAGTATTAGTATTATTATTGGAATTAGCAGTAGTAACATTAGAAGTACTAGTACTGGTGTTGTTATTAGTATTACTAGAAGTATTAGTGCTTGTATTATTGTTAGTATTTGTATTAGTTGCTGTTTGAGCCACTGTAGAATTAACCGTGGAGTTAGCTGTCGAAGTAGTTGTATTAACATTAGTATTACTATTAGTGTTGTTATTAGTATTAGTACTTGTATTAGTGTTAGTGTTTGTATTAGTATTTGTATTAATATTAGTGTTGTTGTTAGTATTATTATTTGTGTTTGTATTTGTTGTAGTTGTAGTATTAGTTGTACCTAAACTATTTTGTTCACAATACTGTGTACCAGCTGTACAGTCTCCTGTTTGTGTAGCGTTTAAACTTCCTACTAAGAATAAACTTAACCCTATAATTATACCCTTCTTCATTTTAAGTCCTCGTTATTTTTCTCTTTGCACACCTTTCATTTTTTCATACGACCTTAAACCTCCAAGTCCTAACATACCCATAAGAATAGTACTAAGTTGTGAAAACTCAAACACTGGCATAGGTGTGTCAATACCAGCTAAAACTAAAACAAAAGCTAGTATTGGTGAAAGCACAAAATGATAAGCAAGAGCAATACCACAAGTCCAACCAACAAAAGGTCTCCATCCTGCAACAAACATACTTTGATGAGCTGCTTCTTGTTTGTTTAAATCTATTTGTGCTAGGTTAGCTGAATGAAAAGCTGTCTTGAGCTCATGCTCTAATTTAGCTTTCAAATCCTTATCAGCTACAAACTTGTTAAGTACTGTACCTGCTACACCTACTATTGATTCTGCTATTGCCATAATTATTTCTCCGGTTCAAAGTGTAAACTTTTTGTTAATATACTTTCTAATGAATCTACTATAAATTCTGGAGCATCGTCTTCCTCTAGTAGTTCATTGTCTAATCCTAACATGTAAAGCTCCATTAAATCTTCATAGATAGTTCTAAACTCTTCACGCTTAATCCAAGGCGAATTGTTTTTAGTACGACAACGACAGTCTATTTTATAAGCTCTATCTAAATCTTTTTCTCTATATAATATCATTAGTAACTCCAGACACGAGGCGAAGCTCTTGTTTCATCCATGTCAAGATGAATAAATCTAGAACCAACATCACCTTTTTGTGCTACACCTATTCTTTTTACTCCGTGTTTTAGAGCTACTTCAATAACTTTAAAAGCTTGTTCTCTGTGGACAAGTATATCTACTGCTTTACCAGAAGCATGTGCTCCCGGTCTAGACTTCTTAGCTTCTATAGGATGTTTAGGAGAACGGTAAGCACTCGTAACAACAAAACCAAAAGCACACTCTTCTCTAATAGCTTCTAAGACTTTCATAAAGTCATCATCCATATTACATTCGCCAGTGTGTCGGCATTTTAATTCGTCTTCGGTAAAGTATTTGTAATTTGTCATTATAGTTTTGTAACTTTTATACCTGCCTTGCCTAGACCAGTAATGTTTTCTACTTTAAAATCTTTTCCTAATAGTTCAGAAACATAATTTTTTAATTCTGTGTTAGTAAATCCTTTTTGATAAGTACCACTACTTGTTATTACAGCACCATCTTCTAAGTTTGACAAGACACCTTTAGTAATATTATTTTTATTACCAAAAATATCAGAGCCTCTAGTAGTTATAATAGCAGTACCTTCTGGTTTTAAAATTCTACCTATGTCTAAAACTATATCGTTTCTAACATCAGGTTTAACAACATTGAGTACGTTTAAACTAACTACATTATCATAAGAACTGTTTGGTATTGCTGATGTTTCTGTAAAGGTAGGCTTAAAACCTTTTTTAGGAAATGGTTCGTAACTATCAGCTTTTAATATTTTAGCACCTTTACCTAATCCTGCACCAAAATCTAAAGTATCGCCTTCTTTTAATAAAGGTACTACTTTTTTATAAGTTCCAGAAGTTATAGCTACTTGAGTTTTCTGAGCATCAGCAGGGTCTACATCAGTTTTAACTTTTGTTTCTTTAAACCATGTTGGTGTTTTTATAGTGTCTGATTTAACTTCTACTTTAGTTACTTTTTTAGCAGGAAAACTTTTTAATAATAAAAATTCAGAGTCTGGACCACCTCTTAAAAATTTACTAGTAGTTACAAGGTCTACTCCTTTACTTTTTAAGTAGTCAAAAACTTCATCTTTAATTAAATAAAAATCTCCTGTGCCAATAGATTTGTTTTGATAATCTCTTAATTGACTTAATAAATTATATTTTTGTATTCCTTCTAAAGAGTTATCATCCATTACTTTAATTAAATCATTGTCAATTATTTTTAACATATCTTCTGAAGGGTCATCTAATAAATATGGTTTTGAAACTTTACTAATATCATATTCAAATAAACCAAATTTACTAGCAGGAACATCTTGTAATTTTTCTCCTGTTAAAAATTTTCTACCTAATGAATTAGGGTCGGCAAAAGAATCTGCATAAATTTTATCACCAGCAGTAAAAATACCTTTAACTTTTTCTACTCCACCTTTTGCACTTGCTAAATCTGTACCACCATGATAAACTTTATTAGGTAAACGTTTTATAATATTAGCTACTCCTTTAGCTGCTAAACCTCCAATTAAAAAAGCTTCTCGATATTTTAATCTATTAATAAGTCCACCTTTGTTTGCAGTTTTTCTTGCTAATCTTCGTGCTTCTAAACTTTCTAAAATACTTTTTTCCTTAAACATTTTTTCTTCTTCATACTCTCTTATAATAGAGTCTGCAATAACTGGCGAAACAGAAGCATAAGGCTCACCGGTAAAAGGGTCAACACGATTTTCAGGTTCTGATTTTACATCAGACACACCTTCAACTTTTCCCCCTAAAAATAAATTACTTCTAATGTTACTTTTAATATTACTTTTTATATTTCTACTACTAGAGTCTTCTTCTCCTTGAATAGTTTCTGCTGTTCCAGTTATAGCTTCATTAACACTTTTATCTATTTTTCTTGCTCCTTCTAATATAGGAGTATAAGGGTCTAAACCTGTAATATTTTTTATAATATTCTGAGTACCTATAAGAGGAGCTTTTCTTGCAAAAGTTTCAGTAAGTTTACCATACATTAAAAGGTTAACAGCATCTGAAGCTGTAGGTCCAAATAAATTTGATAGAGCAGCTACTGGATTTTTATTTCCATCAGCAACAGCTTCTGTATATCTAAATCCTGTTTCAAGAGGACCCATTAATCCAACTCTTTGAAAAGCTTCAGCTATTGTTAAATTAAAATTATCATCATCAAACATTTCTGCTTGTTTTTCTTCAGAGCTTCTGTAATAGTTAGTAGCTAATGCAACATTAGTAGCCATCATAGTAAAAGCAGCTACTTTAGGAGCATTACTTAAAGGATTAGTTATTGTATCTCTTGCAAAGTTTTTTAATACTGTATTTGAAAAAGCAAAAGGATATCTTAAAAACTGAGTAAGAATATCAAATCTAGGATTGGTCATGTATGTAGGTATCCTAGCTCTTTCTCTAGTAGTAGGAAGTATTACACTATTAGTAAATCTACCAGCTCCTCT